AACACAACTTGACCTCGATGGTTACCTAAAGCGAAATCACGCTTTGATGCATCCCAACGCGCGCGTTCATTAACTTCAAGAGCATCCGTGGGTCCATACCATTGATTTCTGTAATACCAGAAATATATCTGTTCCCATTTCCCTGTCTCCTTAGCCTTCTTCACAAGATATTTACGTCTATTATCACTTGCCTGATAGAATTGAACTAAGGCTTCCAGTTCATTCCAAGCATCTGGATTGTCCTCTTGATAGTCTCGTAACCTCTGGATATAAGCTGCTCTACGTTCATCTCGATTCTTCGAAAAGTACTCATTCCGAGTTCTCTCAGGTGTTAGCATCTTATGATATGTCTCATCTAGATCACGTCTCATAGTCATAGACTTTAGATCATGACCAAGGAAATGTATCACATCATTACACGTATGAAACTTCGATTTCTCAATATTGAGATGAATTCCCAGATCTATCATCGTGGCTGATAGAACTTCAAGCGAGAGGGGCTTATCGACACCCATCACAACGTCATCCCCAAGTACATAATATCGGGTTGGCTTGAAATTCAACTTCCTAGCACAATACTCAATAATAATTGCGTTAACTATGCTATCTACGATTTGAGTGAAATCGCTTCCACTCGGAACCCCATGTCTTCTACCGCTATAGATGTAACCATCTGGTGCAAGTAGAGGACTCGTATGGAAGTATCGAGTTATTCTTTCCCAATCACGTCTATCTTCTTCACTCATGTCGAAACAATCCTGAATAATACTGAATGCCATACCAGTTAATTTGGCAGGAATCGAGGTATCATATTTTGAATAGTCCGATTCCAGGATAAATCTGCTTTTACACTGGACCTCATTAAGAAGTACTGCAGTCTCAAAGTCATACCTACCCCCAGCATATGGAGTATGATGCTTAATGATAGCCGATTGATACGGGTAAAAGAATCGCCCTTCAAGAAGTGTCATCGCAAATGGATACCCATTCACGTATCGAGCCTGTTCGAGATTCTTTCCTCTATGAAAGAGAATAGTCGGCTGTGGCGCCTTCCTCGGATTCTGGTGTAATGCTCTAGCCTCTTGAATTGCCCTAGGGTAATCTTGCGCCTTTGGTAATAGAGTAGGAAGTCCGGCTGACGTACCGGCATTATAAGGCACTTCCTCTAGAACCAATGGTTTAAGTTTAGGGACAGCGAACATACGTCTGACTTTTTCGAAAGCACGCTTAAGAATAACGGGATCGTAATTTCCCAACACTCCCCCTTCTTCTTGTGCCCGGCATTGCTTCCTAATCATGTCAGGAGTATACTTACTGCGAGGAACTAATTCACTTTCAGAAAATTTCTTTCCATGAACCAATTCTATTGCATTCTGTATATCTCGTAAAATAACAGGTCCTTTGATCTCTACACAAGATCTAAAGAACTGAGATGCAGCACCATCATCGAAGGGCTGCCACGGCCTTCTCTTGTAGGAAGGGAAATACGGCTCTATGTTTTGAGACTGAAGATTCGTCACATCCTCTTTCTTATACATAGGATACCTCCTTGATGGTAAGACATCCTTCTGAGTGTGGCAACTCTTCTGGACTTACTCATGTTTCGTGCGCTTAACGAGACTCTTACTCGAGGGTTTAGTATTGTGTCACCCCATGACACTTCGCTGATGCAAGCACAGTAATACTAGTTTGCCATCACAAGTACCCACTGTCACACTTCCGTTAACATTCACGGACTCACGAGCCATATTTATCCACGCGTCGCTTCGCGCACCAACGTTGCCGTTCATGCCCGGATCAATTTCGTTGGCTTAGACCAGGATCCCTCCTTTCTTCGGGTACAGATGGTCAATCTGTAGACAACTGTAAACAACTGAAACAAAAGTAACTGGCTCACACTTAACCAGCGGACAAAAGTGACAAAGGTAATAATTT